ATTTGCTTTTGATAAGGATATAGTTCAAAAGGAACTAATCCATAATCAACATGAATAATCTTACAATATTGAGTTGCAAAATATCCAGGATCTTTTAAACATTTAGAGTATTCTAATATTTCGTTTTTAGAAAAATTATGAATAACTCCGTCTCTTTTTATATTTGAGTTACCGAGATAAGTATCATTCATCTTTCTTGTAATCGCTAATGTCAACTACTTTGCCCTCATCATTATCTAAAAGCATACGCTGCAAATCACTAGTGGAACCTATAAACAAGTTATTTGTAGTTTGATTAGGAAGCTCTACTGGGATATCTTCTTTATCGAAGTCTTTTTTCTTTTTATGTAGATCTAATAAAGATCCGTTTATATCACCCATATTTTTCATCATATTTGATAATACTTCAAAAGCTCGAGGGTGCTCAGTAGCTCTTGCTACCTCCATCATATCTTCTAATGCAGAAGAGCCTTTAGCTAATAAGTCATGATAAATTTGTCTTGAATATTCAAAATCATTATCAGCAGTTTGTTTTTTCTCTGTCATAATTATGCACTATCAAAATCAAATAAACTATTATAGTCTGCTGAATCATTAAACCCAAAATCGCTATCTGCAGAAATACTAAACGGATCAGGTCTTGTACGAAACTTAGCTACTTGTAAATCTGAATCTAAAAGCCCTCTATTGATTTCATATATATTAGTAAGAGCTGTTCTAACTACTTTAGAATCAGCAATTGCTCCATAAAAATTGACTCTCATATCAAATGTAAGAGTGTATATAATAGTTCTTCTTGTCTCTAAGGGACTTTCATAATCATCTGTAAAGTCAACACCTATAAGAGCAATTGGAATATCTTCTTTTATATTAGGATAGTCAGCAAATGGTTTCATAGTCAAACTATATTGAGGATTAAAAGTTGGTAAAATTTGTTCTACTATCTGTAAAGCATCATCTTGATTCTTAGCATATATGCTAAGCTGAAATCCTACATTATAAGGTACAAAACTATAGAACTTATTTCTGTTTCCATATCCAGTACCTCCTTGAGTAAAATTATTTGACTTTTGTAGTTGCCTTGATGCGTCATATTGCATAGAGGTAATTTCAAAAGACATGCGAGGTAGCTTAATAGCTACCTTGGTGTCAGTATCTAAGTCAGGATTTTCTCTTATTCTATCTAAAAACTTTCTCTGAGGTCCATAAGATAGAGGCACCTTTACTTGACTTATAACTTGATTAGAAGCATTAGTTCTTATTACATAAAGATTATTAAACAGCGCTCCAAATACTGCTACGCTCTTTCTAAGTTTCTGATGATAAAAATGAGTACCAAACATTGTTAACCTTTATAAATCTTTTGTAAATGATCTTCGAATTCTTCAACCTTAGCTAATCGATTTGGCCAAAGAATATAATCTTTCTCTGGATTTTTTTTTAAATTATTTAACAGAGGTACAATGGCATTGTATAGAGTATTTAGTCTTTCTTCTGCAGAGGAAGCTGCTACTGTTACTTTTTGTACCGCTTCTAATTCATCTTCATCAACAGCTGTAAATCCAAAATCAAAAACGTCCATTAGTTATTCTCCGGATCACCAAATGGGTTACCTTCACTAAAGTCTAAGAAATCACCTATGATATTAGAGAAGTCAAGATTCTGTTCGTTTTCAGATATCTGATTATCTTCGGATACACTACTTACGTTAGCAATAGATTTAGCACCACCTAAAGTTATATCAGTTGTACCTATAACTTGACGACCTGATACAAATTGATGATATTTACCATCATTAGCACCAATATGAATTAATTTAAGAATATTATCTGAATCAGAAAATCCTGCAACTTCTCCGGACATAATAACCCCAGATGCAAGAGTTTGATTTACTGTCTCTCCTATTGTAAAGCCTGTGCTAGCACTATCAAGAGTAAGTAAATATTCATACGCATAATCTCTCTCAATATCATCTATAGCTTCTATACCAGTATCTAAATCTTCATCATTATATTCGAATAATTCAGCTCTTAGTTTATATACTGATAAGTTACTTAACTGATAAAAAGGTTGCTCGTGCTCAACAGCCATAATTTGAAACATTGAATTAGATAGAGGTAAATAAACTAAATCACCTTCTTTAGGTCTTTCACTATTAATTTCATTATCAAATCTGTTTACTGTGGTAGTCCATCTACGTCTTGCAACTACAAAAGTAGCTTGATCTCTAATCTCTACCCCAAACTTTGTAAATAAATCTCCTTCACCATCAAATCCATCTACATTTTCAATATACATTTCTACTTTGTAAGAAGAGTTAAATCTAGAAGGAACATCATCTCCAAAAATTCTGTCTTCATTTACTATATCTCTAGGTAGATAGTATACATCTTGACCGTACATTTTAAGAGATTCTATAACGATATCTTCGTATAGATTTTGTTCACTATGTACTTTTTGGCTGAAGTATAAATTAGTAGCCATGAATTATCCTACAAAAAAGTCAACTGGGAGTTCGTGATCATTTCTTAATTTTTCTCTCAGTCTTTCTAACTCCTGCAGAGCGTCTTCAAATAATTGACGACCATTAAGAGTAACTCCTCCTGGTAATTGCATACCTTCAAATTTTATAAGGTTAGATCCCCATTGCTGTTTAATAAGAGCTGTTGTATATTCTTTTAACCACATATCATTCCATACAGCAGTATGGTCGTTCGTATCTATAATACTATAAACTTCTGCTACAATATATTCACCAGCTTTAATATCTTCTTCTTCGAACTCACCATGTATATAAAGTCTGTTCTGTTTTCTTACATAATCTACTTGAGCAGATCCATTTAATCTCATATCAAGCAATGACATATATTGTTGTACTTGCTCATAGTAAGCAAGGTCTCCAATGTAAGAATGCATACTCGCTATATCATTTAGATGCATTTGATATTTTACACTAAACATATTACGAGTAAATAAAGAAGAAGATATTTTAAATAGCTTGGTTACATGCTGTATACTTGTTGATAAAGGTATATACTTATTAGTAACATCATCACTTGTAACTAAATGCTGTAGATAGCCTCTATAAGTTCCTTCAGAGTGATACTCTCTATAATACTGCAAAGCCTCATCTACTCTATCTTCTAACTGGTCTTCATCCACATTTATTTCAATGACAGGATCACCTAGTCTGCGCAAGCAGTAATCTATAAGTCCTTGTCTAGTGCTTGGATTGGCCATTTCTTATTCCTATTTTACTGTATTTATCTTAGTTCAAAAGAGAGCCGGCTGCATTGTATACATCAATACGATAATGAGAACCGTGCTGTCCGTCTAACTTATCTGCATCAAGCCCTTTTCCTGTTCCGCCAAAATAAGCATTTAGTTCACTTGAATCAACACTTATAATACCTGATGTGTTATTATAAGCCAGCCCAAAACCGCCTGAAACAGCAGTTCTTGACAATTCTTGAGTATAAACAGGCTGTACAAAAGATCCACCGTCAGCTGTGTTAATAGTTAAAGCTCCGGTACCAGAATCAAAAGAAGTACTAGAAACTCCAGCAACTGAAACTGTTCCTATGCTATCAATATGACCAAAATCATCTACTTTAATAACAGGGACTAAAGAAGCAGATCCGTAAGCACTACTAGCTATACCTGCTGATTTTCTTATATGGATCATTTTTGCATATGAACCACCATCAGCAGTGTTAATTGTATAATTTTGAGTAGCACTATCAAATACAACAGAAGATACACCAGCTACTGATACAGTTCCTATACTATCAATAAACCCGGATGAATCTACTGTTATAACAGGAACTAAAGCAGCAGTTCCGTAAGTACCAGCTGTAACAGATGTGCTACCAGATCTGTTAAAGTCAGCTGTAATTAAACCTGCACTAAAATCTCCACTACCGTCTTTTGATACTAGAGTACCAGAAGTAGGTAATGTAACCCCTGTTGTTCCAGTAGTTGTTAAGGTAGTAGCATGAGCACCACTTGTAGTTAAACTACCTGCTAGAGTAAGATTGCCTGTGAGACTGATAGTTCTATCTGCATTGTTAATATCTAATGTAAGAGTTCTATCCGCTGATAATGCTGGACTTACATTATTAGATACTATGAGAGTTTCATAATCAGAAGTTGTTGCATCTCTAAGACCAAAAGTAGTAATATCATTAATAGATAGAGGCCCGTTAATATCAGCTCCGTTTATAGTAGGACTAGTTAAAGTTTTATTAGCAAGAGTTTGAGTTGCTTGAGCTCCAATTACAGTATCTCCACTTACTGCAGCGCTAAGTTGAGATAGTGTAGTAACAAGAGTGTTGTTGGAAAGGTTTAATGTTTTGTTAGTAAGTGTAGTAGTGCCATTAACTGTAGCAATATAACTACTATCTACAGTTATTGTAGCATCTAAAGAGTGAGCAGCAGAAGGTAGATTAAAACCTGGTCCAGCAGATAATGATCTTACATAGTTACCACTGGTACCAGAGTCTAGTAAAATTGTTGTAGCGCCAATAATTGTAACAATCCCAGCAGAGTCTACCGGGTTTTCACTAAATGAAGTACCTAAAAAGTTACTAAGTTTTTGTACCATCTTTACACTTTCTTGTGGTTATGCCTGCGCTTCGCCCCAACGAAGCTGAATTGTACCTTTCACATCACCTGATTTAACAAAAGCATTAATAGCCAAAATATCTGGCCCATCTGGATATTTGTAGTCACCTCCTAATGGAGCACCCGACAGTTCTTTTAGACTCATTAGTTCCAGATCAGTTGTTAAAGCATCAGCTCTAGATGCATTACAAACAAAAGCGAAGATTCTCTCACCTGGTAAAGCATATGATCCTGTTGACCATGTAATTGCCTCAAGTTCAGCAACTTGAGCAAATGATGGTTGTCCTCCATCAGTTACAGAATTTAAAGATTTCCAAGTAGCGTCTTGGAAGTTTCTAGGATTAATAATACCTT